TTGGTCAATTTATTAAATAAATTTGCCTTTTAGTTACAAATCATCGTACCTTCGCCGCAGATTTTAACAAATAAAAAATAGATAGAATTAATTTTAACAACAAAAATTTTAAATTATGGCAGCAAAATTGAACGCCAAATTAGTGGCAAGATTGAAAAACGCAGGTGTGAAAAACACCACAAGTGAAGAAACTGCGAAAGCAGAATTATTAAAAAAAATTGAAAAAGAGTACGGAGTTGATGGACTTGAAAGCGAAGACATTGACACTCTTTTGGAAATGATTGAAGCGATGGCTGATGACGACGACACGCCAGAAGTCGAAGATGATGAACCCGCCGAAGAAGTGGAAGAAGTCGAAGATGAAGACGAGCCGGAAGATGATGAGCCAGAGGAACCAGTGAAAAAGACGGCAAAAAAAGCCGTTTCTGCCACGCCTACAAAGGCGAAAAAAGTAACCAAAGTCGTTGAACCTGAGGAGGAAGATGATGAGGATGAAGAACCCGAAGTTGAGGAAACAAAACCGGCAAAAAAGGCTGTTCCTGCAACGAAACAAGAGGCAAAAGCCAATATGAAAAAAGTGCCTGCTACCAAAGTAAAGGTAACCGAAAAAACGACTGAAAAACCAGTACGTTTGAATCCAAAAGAAAATGAAGACGACCGTGAATATTTAGCCTTTGTTTTAGATGAATTTCCTGAAAAACAATTCATCCACGCTTACACAGCAGCAGGTGTAAGTATCAAATACAAAGGTGTAAACTCTGCACGTTGCTTGTTTTCTATTGAAGCAATATCGGTACATCCTGATGGTACGGTAACGTGTGATGTTTATCTGATGATGTTCCAAAAACGCGAGGAAACTCTGGTTGAGGACGGTTGGGTTAGCAGTATGGATGACATGAAATATTCGTGGAACGGTTGCCCCGTCATTAAAAAGATGACGAATGAAGACTTGTCAGCATTCATTGAAGATTACAAAGACTTCATGGTAGGTGGTGCAAGCAAAACGGACAAACGTTTGGGCGCTAATCGTGAAAAAATGGAAGAGAATTTGAAAGGAACTTCTAAAAAAAGCGCAGCACCCGCCGTCGTACCTTCCAAAAAAGTCGTCAAAGTCGTTGAAGACGAGCCGGAAGATGACGATGAAGAAGATGAAGCACCCGCACCAAAAGCGAAATCTGTTCACCCAACATCAACCAAAAAGGTTGTAAAAAAGGGAAAAAAGTAAAAAGCAAAGAATTGTGAAAACAGGAAGGACGGCTGAATGCCGTCTTTTTTTTATCAAAGTTTTTTAATAAAGTTATTTACAAAGTAAAATTTATAATTATGTACGATAATATTGATTTCAATGACATTTTCATTCTACCAGCCAAACATTTGTGTTGTTCGGACTTCTCAAAATTTTATCCGATTATTAATGACCAAATTTACAAAGAAAAGCCCATTGATTCACGTAACGGTAAAGTCTATGAGTTTTTGGACTTCAAAACTGTTTTAAACAATCCGTATCAGCGTTGTACGGGCGTGTTAGGAAGGGATATGAATATCTTTTTTTTGTTAGCAGAGGCATTGTGGATTGTTGCAGGGCGCAAAGATGTTAAATTTTTAGAATTTTTCAATTCCAGAATAAAAGATTTTTCTGATGACGGGCAAGTGTTTCATGCACCGTATGGATGGCGGTTACAAAATTTGGGCATTCCAAGTAAATATAACGGGTGGAACAAGTGTTATGGAATAAATCAAATTGAAAAAGTTTTGAAAATTTTATCTAAAAATCCAGCCGACCGACGGGCGGTGTTGCAAATTTGGGATTGTAATTTAGATTTGAATATGGATTCAAAGGATATTCCTTGTAATGATATGGTGTTTATAAAAGTAAGAGACAATCATTTAATAACAACCATACAAAATCGTAGTAACGACCTCCATTGGGGGCTGCCAACGAACATCTTTCAATTTTCATTTTTGACAGAATTAATGTCGCTTTGTTTAGGTGTTGAATTGGGAACGCAAATTCACAACTCACAATCGCTGCACGTTTACGATTGGAGTGAGGATGGTAAGGAGATGTGGAAACAATATAATGAAAAATTCAAATTTGCGCATGGAAATTTACCAACAATCTATACGGAGTTTGAGGCTCAAAAAATGGACTTTAATTTTGAACTTATTAATGTTGTTAATGCTGATGAGCGTTGGAGTGAAGTTACACAAACGGTTGATTTGTTATTGGAATTATTGGAAATGAATATTTTAGATAGGGAAATTAACCCCCACGTATATGACTTCCAAGCGAACAAAATCAAAGAAAAAAGTGAATACCTTTTTGTGGTTTATTCTTTATTGTGTATATACATTGATTACAAGTTATCCTTAAAAGATATTGCGCACGATGAACCGTCAAGCATACATGCAGAACTTTTTAATAAAAGGCGGCAACAAATGATTGATTATTTATCTGTAACAACGATATTTCCGAATCAAAAATTGGATATTATAGGAATGGCGAAAAACTTTTTTCATACACGATTAAAAACTACCGATGGATTGTTAGGAACTTTATAATATGGAAAAATTAATTAGTTGGTGCCAAAAAAACAAACTTCAAATTCAGGAAGTTGAAGTAAACAATATCACTCTAATATCAACCGAAATTGGGGTGATGTATTATTTGCAGCCGTACAATGGAAAAATTATTGATGAAGATTTTTCATTCATCATTGATGAAGATTTTTACGACATGGTTCAAGAGAAACAATTCCAATGGATACTTTTTGAATTTGGCGGTGGTTTTTATTACTCTGGAATACATCCAGACAAAAATAAGTATGGCGAATATATTTACAAACCAGATTTTTTGGATTTCAAATACATCGGGCATGATATAGTACCGAACTTTGATTTTGTTCATTTCGGAGTTCATAGTGAGTATGAATTAATGAATGGTAGCGGTAATGCAGAAGTTTGGGCAACGAAGGCAAAATTTTTGAATCATAGTGTTTTGGGTATTTGCGACAAAAATACTTTGGCGGGTACTTTATCGTTTCAAACAGCGTGTGAGAAAAAGGGATTGAAATCCATAATCGGCGAAACAATATCGGTAGCAATTAATTACAAAGGCGAAGCCAACCCAGAACTTTTTGAAATGAAACTTTATTGTCTTAATTCCGAAGGATGGGACAACCTACTCTACATTAATTCTCTTATTAACGTCATTAATGGTGGTTTTATTCCTGATTATGACCTTTTGCAATATGGTAAAGGAATTGCAGCCGTAATACCACGAAATTCTGAATTTAACCAATTTAAACACGAAAAATCAAAGATTATAAAACTTATCACAAAGTACAAAAAAGCGTTTGATAAATTATACTATCAAATTGATACGGTTGAATTTAATTCCGATACTTTGTTCAAAAAACATTTGGAAAATATTGACGTCTATTTATCTGAATATCACAGACTAATCAAACCAATACTAATCAACGATAGTTACTACCTTGACGCCGACCAATCGGAATTGAAAAGTTATCTAAACAAGATTGATGGCAAAGTTCATCCAGAAAGTAAAACCCAATATTTCAAAGACGTTAATGAAACGATAATGGCGTATGAAGAATGGTTTGAAGACGTGCCGATGTTGCAGGACTGCATCATTGAAGCCATTGATAATACGGTTGAACTTGCCAATCTTTGTAATTTCAAAATAGATACCGGTAATCGGAAACTTCCAAAATTTGATTGTTCTGATGTTGAATCTAAATTCTTTGAAGAACTTGAAAACGGAATACAAGAACGTTTGGGACATCTAAAACCCAAAGAATTAAAAACATATTTGGAACGTGTTGATACGGAGTGCCGTGTTATGGTGCCGAATGGACTATGTGATTATTTTATGATACTTTGGGACGTTCTGAAATATTGTCGTGAGAATGATATTAATTACGGCACAGGGCGTGGTTCAGTATGTGGGTCATTGGTTGCATACTTACTATACATCACCGATGTTGACCCATTGAAGTACGACTTACTTTTTGAACGTTTTTTGAATGAAACTCGTGTAAAACCGGAAAAATTTTTACAATTGAAATTAAATGATAAAATATATTTAGAGTTGAAAATTGACTCTGAAGTTATTTTAAATAATGGGAAAATCATAAAAGCGAATGAAACTGAAAGTTTTGTAGGCATAGATATAAATATTGATAAAATGAGTTATGCAGTTAGGAATTATTTATAAGACCACATGTTTGAAAAATAGTAAAATTTACATAGGTCAAACAACCCATCCTGAATGTTTAGATTATTTTGGGAGTGGTAAAATATTGTTGAAATTCATAAAAAGTTTCGGTAAACAAAACTTCAAACGTGAAACATTAAAAGAGTGTAAAACACAAAAAGAATTAGATTTTTACGAGCAATATTTTATTTACAAATTTCAATCTAATAATCCCAAAATTGGTTACAACATTCTGAAAGGAACTGCAAACGAATTTGGTTCTGGAGTTCCACAGAGCATCCCAAACGTTAAAAAAAGAATGATTAATGGAATAAAAAAATGGTGGAGCAATAACCCAAATGAAAGAATTAAATTATCAAAAAGACGTAAGGGAACTACAACGAGTGAAGAAACTAAACAAAAAATATCAAAAACAAGAAAAAAATACATCGGACAAAATCACCCGTTGTACGGAACGCGGTTTAAATGGATAACGAATGGTGAACAAAATAAAAGATTAGATATTAATGAAGACATACCTATTGGTTGGAAAGGAGGTAGAACATGATAGTAAAATCATCAAAAGTAATTGAAAAATATAGGGGCGACCAACTCCCAGATATTGACTTGGATTTTCCTACTCAAAGACGAAATGAAGTCAAAAAATACATCATAGACAAATATGGTATTGATTTTGCTTGTTCCGTATCTACATTTTCAAGAATGAAGTTGAAAACGTGCCTAAAAGACTTTGCAAAGGTCAAAGGATTACCATTCGACCTGATGAACAAACTCACAAAGGATATTGATGACCAAGTCGAATACACTTGGGGAGATTTGTTTAATTATGCAAGTCAGTCCAAACGATTATTCAAATTCGTGCAAGAACATCCTGACTTGGTAATGCTAACCAAACACGCACTTTTACAACCAAAAGCAGCGTCAGTTCATCCGTCTGCAATGATTATTGTTCCACGTGTGGACGACCATGGAAATGAAATGAATATATTTTCTTGGTTACCAATCAAAGAAGTGGATGGTGAACTTGTTTCTGAGTGGGAAGGAAAGTATATTGATAAAGGTGGTTATCTGAAAGAAGACATTTTGGGACTTTCACAGTTAGACAAGTTCAAAGAGATAATAGAATTAATCAAAGAAAATCATGGTGTTGATATTATTGTTAATGATATTCCCTTTGATGACCAAGAAGTTTACAGATACTTTCGGAGGGGATGGTGTGAGGACGTTTTCCAATTTGGAACGGCTGGTTTAATGAACTATTGTAAAATGGTAAAACCTGATAATCTGGAACAACTGATAGCGATGACGGCACTATTCCGACCAGGCGCAATGCAAAGTAACGCCCACCAAGATTTTGCCGATATAAAGAATGGGAAAAAGAAACCAAAGTATGATTATGGGATGGAAAAAATAACAGAAAATACTTTATCTTTGTACGCTTACCAAGAACAAATTATGCAGGCTGTCATCGTTGGAGGATTGACACCCGTTGAATCAGATATTTTGCGAACTACAATTAAGAAAAAGGATTTCAAAACCCTAAATTCCTATGGCGAAAAGTTTATGACAGGATATTCAAAACTGTTAAAGGATAATAAAGTATTTCCTAATGATGAAATACACGATGAAGCCAAAAAGGTTTGGGACAAACTTTTGGCATTCAGTGGTTATGGTTTCAATAAATCCCACGCAGCCGCTTATTCAATCATTAGTTATTGGAGCCAGTGGTTCAAAGTAAATTACCCGTTAGAGTTTTGGACTGTTTCCCTCAACAATTCCAAAGAAAGTGAAATACCATTCCGATTGGCAGAAATGAAAAAGACAGGCGTTGATATTGAAGTACGACCGCCGGATGTTAATCTATCCGATATTCATTTCACTTGTAATAAGGTAGAAAAACAAATATTTTTCAGCCTTTCAAAGGTGAAAGGGTGCGGAGATGTTGCAACCCAAAATATTTTAAATACAAGGAAAGAACATGGTAAATTCTACTCTATGGAGGACTTCATTGATGTCGTACCGTCCAAAGTAAACAAAACAGTCATTGAACGTCTTATTATTTCTGGAGGTTTTGATATTGTAGAGAACATCAATCAACCCAAAGACCGCAAAAAACTATTGAAAAAGTTTTTGGAAAGTCGAGGGGTAGAATTGCCAGAACAATACAAAACAGATGACGCAAAGGAAAATTCATTTTGGATTTCAGAACAAAAACTTTTGACAGGTTTTGGTGAAATAAATTATGAAAGTATGCTTGAAAACGCCATCACTAACAAACGAATATTAAAGAACTACATTGACGCTTTTGGTTTTCAACAGGCAAAAGAAGGTACAGAGGCGACCATTGCAGGGAAGTTGATTTATTATGATGAAAGGAAAATCAAAAGCGGCACGATGGCAGCATTGAAGATAGAATGTAACAATGAACTGATTGTATTTCTACTTTGGCCAGATATGTATGAATACCTTAATGAAGATTGGGCAAAAATAAAAGGTAAACACATTGCCATAAATGGCATTGTGAAAAAATACAAAGAAAATAAAACGGTAAACAGCAATGACCGTACAAGGTTATTTATAATACAATAAAACCAGAAGTTATGTTAAAACAAATTGTTGATGGTAAATATTTAAGGCAGGCTGACAAAATACAGCAGTGGCTTGAACGAGATAGGTTTAATGATGAAACTATTTCCAGCCATTCCTACAAAGTCGTTGTAATAACCAAACTAATGCTTGATGAAATCTTTGGTTATGAAGTTTGCGGCAAAAGTGGAGTAAATTTTATAGAAGTGATTCATTTCCGAAATGACTGTTTGAATTATGCAATGTTCCATGATTGGGATGAAATTTTGTTCAAACGTGATGTTTCCCATGAAATAAAATATAATGATTTCAATGGTACTGCAATCAGGGGAGTTATTGATAATTTTGCTACGAATGAAGCATTTAAACAATTCCCTGTTAAAGATGAAGACAGCGACCGCCAGAAATGGATTAAAAGGGAAATGATAACTATGATTACCGATGTTGATGATACGGTGAAAAAGTTTGTAAAAGTTGCAGACTTTTTGGCAATGAGAATTTTTATCAAACGTGAAATAGATTTAGGAAATACCGACTTTGAACTTGATTATCGCCACGTTTGGTCATTGTTTTCCAAAGCAAAGGATGAATTAATTAGTGCCTTGTCGAAAAAATTTGGAGACAAAATATTAGATTTTACATGTTTTAGTAAATTATGATGAGTACAGAAGAATGTGAATTACAGGATTGTTCGCTTGATTTGGCGAAAATTCAGGAACGTGAACCGGAAGCATTTAGAGCAATAAAGATGACTTTAAATCATATTGCAGGGACTTATGGTGATAAGTATGCCGCCGGACAAAACATTATTGATACTAAAATTATGCTGTATGATAAGAAAACAGGAACTCCTATCAACGTGTACCAAGTCAATCGGTACTTACAGCGTTATATTACATCAGGAAACAAAAAAAGTTATTTAATAAATGACCTTTTCAAAGCCATACATTATTTGGTTTTTGAAATTACCCGTAGGGTGAAGTTGGGTGAAGTTGATAATGTAGAACATAAAATATAAGTTACAAAAATGGAAATAAAAATTGGTGATAAAAGTTACGACCTTGTAATTGAAGACTTCAACGAAACTATTGACGTTGATAATCTTTTGCAGATAGATTACAGTAATGTAATTGGTGAAATCCTTTGTTTTCCGGTTATACTAAACAAACTTGGAAAACTCCTTGCTGATGCTGAATATACCGTCAATACAAACAAAATGTTGATGGACGTATATGAGGCAAAATTCAAAGAAAATCAACGCAATGGTGCAACAAAAGCACCGAGTGTGGAACAATTAAACAATCTCCTTGATGCCGACAAAATGTATGGAGTTTTGAGAAAAAAACTTATTGAAAGCCAAAGAACAAGAGATTATATGAACTCCGTTTTTTGGAGTGCAAAGGACAAATCAAATATGCTCCAAAAGTTATCTTTGACGATAAATTTTGGTGATTATGACGACAAAATTATATTAAAATCTATTAATAGTATTACAAAAAATATTTAATTTTATGGCAAAAGCAACAAAAACAAATGGTTTGCGTGAGCAATTTAAAGCCACGCCGTTGAAATCTTTGAAAGAACGAATTTCAAATGATGACAGCATTATTGGAGCCAACGGGAACGGGGACTACCTCAATCTTGTAGATGGCAAACAACTAAAAATAAGGATTTTCCCAGCCCATCCAGGCGGTGAAGATTTTTATTTCCCCAAAAAATCATATTGGCTGACCGTTGAGAAGTCGGGTGGTGAAATGGGAAGAACAACCGTATTGGATTCCAAAGTCCATGGCAATACCGAAATGGATATTGTTGAAGAATACACGAAAATGGCAAAGAAGTTGATTGGTAATGATGCCGAAAAACTTGAAGCACTTGTTGGCGGAGGTAAAGGAATGAACGAAAATCTTTCACCGTCTTTCACTTGGCTATGTTATGCAGGTATTATTGATGGCGATGAAAAAATCAAACCTGAACTTTGGGAAATGAAAAAAGCCGTCCGCAATGCTTTGAACAAATTAGCATTGTCGGAGGATGACGATGATGCCATCACGACCGACCCATTCACCGACCCAGATGACGGTGTTCCTATTTTGGTGAAATACAACAAAAATCCCAACCGTAAAAAAGGTGAAGATTATTACGAAGTATCATTGCCAAAGAAAATGAATCCACGTCCTTTGACCGATGAGGAATTGGAAGACTTTTTGAAACTCAAACCGCTTGCCGAAATCATTCACGGTTACGACATCCAGATGTTTGAACGGGCGCTGGAAGGTTTGCAAAACTTTGATGAAAAATACGAAATCGGTTTGTTTGAAAACGACGAATGGTTAGAACATTTGGAAGTTATCAAAGCCCAATATGAAGGCGATGATGACGAAAAACCAAGAAAAAAAACGACCGCAAAATCAGCACCTGAACCTTCTAAAAAAACAGTAAAAAAGGTAGTTGAAGAACCGGAGGAAGATGAGGAAGAAGATGAAAATTCAGCCGAAATGGAAGCGTATTTGGATTCAATGGATAGAACGGAATTGAAGGAATATATCCGTAAAAACAATTTAGATATTGTAGTTAAAAAGTCTTGGAGCGATGACGACATCCGTGAAAAAATCATTGAAGCGCAATCGGAAACAGACGATGAACCCGAAAGTGATGACGATGACGAAGATGAAAAGCCAACCCAACGTGCCAAATTATCTTTGGCGGATTTGAGAAAATCATTACAAGGTAAAAAGTAAAAAATCGGTAAAAGTTATCATAACTTGAAAGGCAGCCTCCTAATTGGCTATATGGGTTGGCTGCCTTTTTTTAATTCTTTTTTGGCAATGGAAAATAATAAAATAATAAATCAAATAGTTAAAGGCTTCACTTCTGAAAGAGTTATAAAATTTTCAGACAAGGATGGTTTTGAAGAAGTAAAGAGTTGGGCGCACACAGGCTCACCATCTTTGGATTACAATCTGCAAACACATGGACTTCCAACGGGAATAATTGAGATAGCAGGAAAAAGCAGGTCAGGTAAAACAACACTTGGCTTGATGGCAATGAAACATTTTTTGAATGAAAATAAGGAAACGGGAATTGCCTGTATTTTGTCATCCGAAAATCGTGATAACAAAGATTATGCACTCCAACTTGGAGTAGATGTAAGCCGTGTAATTATCATCAAAATACATTTCGTTGAGGAAATGTTTTTAATGGTACGGAAATTCATTGAAAACACAAATACCATTCTTAAACAAAATGGTATAAAAGAGCAACCCCGTTTCTTTTTTATGTGGGATAGTTTAGGAGCAACCATAGCAAAGGCTGAACTTGATGCTATCGAACACAACCAAGAAATGATGCAAAAACAGATGGAAAAAGGTGATGATATTGAAAAACTGAAATCTGAAAAAATCGGTGCTTTTGCAAAGAATGCCAAAATGTTTGCAAAGTCCTTGACGGCACTAATGTACACAAACATAATCCACTTTGTAATTCTCAACCATCAGTACGATACGATTGGTTCAATGGGCATTTCTGTTAGAAAATCCACCGGCGGAGAGTGGGTTGAATACCTTCCGACTTTGCGACTTTCAATGAAACTCGTAAAAAATGAAAAGATTGACGATGTGGACGTGGCGCAAATATCCGAAGTAAAAGTGGTGAAGAATGATTATGGAAGTCGTGTTCCAACTAATATACGAATACTTCTTGGGTATGGTATTATCTTATCAAATGANGACATACAATATGCTTTGGAGTTGGGAATATTGCAGAAGGAGGGTGTTAAAAAAATCCAATTTATGAACGGAAAATTGAAGTGGGGTTCGCCAAGAGAACTATTCCAATTGTACCGTGAAGATAACAAATTTTTGCGCTTATTGATTGGGAAAATAAGGCAAAGTATGCGCCAAGATTTATTAGATTATAAGAATAAATTAAAATCTAAATAAAAATGAAAAAAAATAACCCCAAAGGAATAGTGTTTGACATTATTAGTTTCATTATCATCATGGTGATGATAGTCATTTTTGTAGTCGGTATGTCTCTTTTGAGATATTTTTTAAATGTGTAACTATGAAAAAAGTAGTAGCAGTATTAATGACCGACCCCCATTTGGATAAGAATAATGGCTTGTTAGTAAAAAGTATTTTCGACCAAGCCGCCAGACTTTGTTTGGAACATAATACGGAAAATCTTATTTGCGCTGGTGATATATTTACTAATCGGTCAGGTCAGCCATTGCAAGTCCTTAACGACTTCAAAGACATCGTTTTAGACTTGGAAAAAAAGAACATTGTCCTTCACATGATAGCAGGAAATCACGACAAAACAGACCCATCGAATTATAGCAGTTATCTTGATATTTATGAACGCTATGGCTGTTTGGTTTACCGCAATGCAGCGTCTAAAACAATGGGGAAAGTACGGTTTTTCTTCATTCCGTATTTTCAAAGTAAAACGTGGTTCAAAGAATTTTTGAAAATAAAGGAACGGATACAACCCAACGCTGTTAATGTTCTTGTTACCCACATGGCTTTTAATGGCGTTAAAAACAATGATGGGAGTGTGATTAATGACGGGGTGTCTCCAAAAGTCGTTTCTGGTTTTGATAAGGTACTTGTAGGACATTATCATAATGCTTCCAAAGTGGGTGATAATATCTATTACACAGGTTCATGCTATCAGAATAATTTTGGTGAAACTATTACCGATAAAGGTTTCACATTGATTTACAATGACGGTACGACTTCCAAAGTCCGCTCTTTTTTCCCAAAATACATTAAAGAGGTTGTTGATATTGCCGACAAAACCAATCTGAAAAATTTAATTGAAAAGTACGAAGGTGATGATGAAAATTTCATCCGATTTGTTTTCAAAGGAAACAAAGCCGACGCAGGCAAAATCAATATTGGCGAACTTGCCAAGAGTGGAATAGACTGTAAATTTGAATTGTCTGAAACGTCGGCGGCTATGGATATAGCAGTTGCCGATGAAGTTTTCAAATTTGACAAAAAAACTATTGTAAAAGACTTTATGGAGTTTTGTAAAGAAAACGATATAAAGGGTGAAAAAATGATGTATGGTTTCAAACTTATAAAAGAATTGGTGTGATGTGGAATTTTGTTAATATATCTATTGAAAACCTGTTTTCCCATGTTAGCAGCGTACATGCTTTCAATGAAAATGTTTGCACCGTAATTTCTGGTACCAATGATGATATTGGAATGGATAATAATGGTGCTGGCAAAAGCACTTTATTTGAAGCCATATTCATAGCACTTTCAGGCACTTCTTTCAGAGACATAGACAAAGAGGACTTTATTAATTATGATGCCGAAAGTTGTTGTATTACTTTGCTAATGCAGAATGAACATTTGAAACGTACTATGGAAATAAGACGAGAATTTTTCAGAGGCTCAAAATCGTCAAAAGTTACTTTGTTGGAAAACGGCAAAGAAAATGTCAATTTGGTAAGTGTTTCGGAAGTCAATAAAAGAATTGTTGAACTTATTGGTTTATCTATGGACGATGTCAAAAAATATTTCATAATCCACCAAGACCAAAGATACACCTTTTTCACCGCAAATGATGTTGAGAAAAAAGAGGTGATGAACCGTATCACCGAAGGAGACAGAATTAATCCGGTAATTGATTTTATTGATGGTGATGTAAAAGCGAAAAAACTCATTTTAAACGATTTTGACTTGATGATTAATAGGGAAATCGGTTTATTACAGAACGTTGAGGAAAACATTGTAGATTTGGTGCAAAACGACAATATTGAGGCAAAGAAGCAGGAACTAAATGAAACTCTTTTTGAGTTAGAAGAAAAAAAACGTCAAAACCGCAAAGACTTTACAAACAATATAACCAAAATAAAAGGTTTTGAAAACCTTTTGCGGGTGCAGCAAAAAAATCTACCAGACCTCAAAAAATTACGTTCCGATATGGAAAGTTTTGAAGATGAAATCAGAGACGGCAAAGCATTGGTGAAGGAAATTGACTTGTATATTGCAGGAACTATTGAATGTCCAAATTGCCATCATAAATTTTCAACCATCGAAAACTCCGATTGGACGCCAAAAAAGGCAGCCGAAACCAAAATCAATGTGGAAAAACTTATTGCCGTACTTGAAGCACAAGTTGAAAAAGACCAAGCAAATATACGTGCCGCAAAGTTGAAACAACAAGAAATGGAAAATACCAATTCCGAAATTGAAGGTTTGGAATACAACAATAAAGTGTTAGATAAAAACTTGAAAACCATCGAAAATGAAATTCAAAATACTGATACGGAAATATCCGAACTTTTACAAAAACGTGGCGAAAATAAACGTCTCAATGAATTAAAAGAACGGAAAACCGAACTTGAAAACAATATAAAGTCTATAAGACAAAAGCAAAAAGAGGCTCAAACAGAATTTGAAATGGCGTCGTTTTGGCAATTTTATATGGGCAAAAAAGGTTTTATGACCTATTTAGCCAATAAGTCGTTGAAAATCATAGAAGGTATCACTAATTCCTATCTTGGAAAAATGAATACAAATTTGCAGGTTTTTATGAATGGTTTTAAAGTGTTGAAATCTGGTGAAGTACGTGAAAAGATTGATTGTTTTATATCGTCTGATGGACTGAATTCACGCAAATTCTCAGCGTTTTCTGGAGGTGAAAAACTTCGTGTGATATTAGCAGGCATAATTGGCATACAACGTTTAATAAATTTAAGTGCTGATGGTAAGGGGTTGAATTTTATCGGTTTGGATGAGAGTTTATATGGGATTGACCCCATCGGTATGAGGAATGTTATTGATGTTCTCAATGGTTTAGGAATTACTATCTACATAGTAACCCAAAACATTGAAGAACAAACTTTTGAAAACGTATTAAAATCTGTAAAGAGGAATGGAATAAGTTGTTATGAATAATTTAGGTAAAAAAATTATGATAGCGGGTGCTGGGAATACTGTAAAATATTTCCAATCCCCCAAAATCATTGCTATTGACCCAGGTGCCAGCGGTGGTATTGCCGTGTTTTTGGTTAATGAAAAACGACTGATTGAAGTCGTACCCATGCCCGAAACTCCAACCGATATGCTGAATTTTATTTCCAAATGGCAGGTCAATTCTATTTGCTACCTTGAAAAAGTACAAGGACTGCCTGGTATGGCTGGAAGTGCAATGTTTAATTTTGGAAAAAATTACGGTTATTTGGAAATGGCACTTTTGGCACGTAAAATCAAAACCGTTACTGTAACTCCGCAAGTGTGGCAAAAGGCATTACAATTAGGAACAAAGGGTGGACGGTCAGGAACGCAATGGAAAAATCATTTGAAAGCAAAAGCGCAACAATTATTTCCTAATCAAAAAATAACATTGAAAACCGCAGACGCTTTGTTATTGTTAGAATATGCACGATTAAAAGAGAAGTTATGAAATTCAAATGTGTAAATGAAAAATGTGAATATTTTGGTGAGGAGTTATCTTTTCACAGTGTGAAATTTCAATACATTGATGGTAAATTATTCGCACCAATATTTTGTAATTTGTGCGGTAAACATTTGGTTGAAATTCCAGACGATACCCCGATTAGTGAAAAAAACATTTCAATCGGAAAGTTTGCAGGAATGATACCTCAACAACGCCAGCAAGTTTTGAAAAAACGAGCGAAAGAACACGCAACGAAAGTTGAGAAAATAGATGAAATAAAACGGCACAAATGGACAGAGGCTGTTGAAAAATTTAAAAAAGTACCGTAGCCATGAACTTCAACCGCTTATTCAAAAAAGACTTCAAATACAACAATAAGTTGGTTAAGAAACTCATCCTAAAAACAAGGTTGGAGAGTACCACCGAAAGACGTAGAACGTCCATAAAACAGTTGATTTTTATGATGATGAAAGACGTGGTAGTCAAAAACATCAACAATTATTTCAATCTTTTGGGCGGCACTAATTGTCGTGATATTCCAGAGTTCAATGAAGTCGTTACGGAATGTTATATCGTTTTTGATAAGTGTTTAAATGGCTTTAAAATCACCAAAACAAGCAACTTTTATTTTTATTTCAACAAAGCATTATCCAGAAATTTTTTCAAAGAATACCGCAAAGAAGTTACGTACACTACTATCGGAATGAATAATGCAGAGTTGTTTAATAACGATTTTCGCGTTCATGAATATGGATATAGCACCGATTTATTGATTGAAACTTGGAGATTTTCGGACGTTGAAAAAAGAATAATTAATTCAAAATTAAACAAACAAACTTCTGAAAAATTCCTATCCGAAAATCCAGACATAACAAATAACCAATACACGGTTATAATAAAAAACATAAAAGACAAATTAATTAAAATTCAACAAGATGACAACGAAATATTTGAATGAAATATGTTCTTTGGTTGAAGACGGCAATGTGGTAATTCAGATTTTTCTGACCGATGAAAATTGCTTGTACTTTGTACCAAATAAGTTTTCGCAATTATTGGATTCAGCCAATTCTACGCCATTGAATGTTTTGCAAGGTTTTAACATAACACAATGGTTGGAAAAAACCGCAGGCACGGACAAAAACTTGATGTTGCAGAGTTTTGTAAATTACGTACAAAACGCCAATGTAATGCGTGTAGAATTTCCCCAAGCGATAAAATATATAAAATATGCACCATATAATTAGATGAAACCGTCCCCATACCAACGTGAAATTTATAAACAATTCCAAGAAACAAAATACAATATCAATATATCAGCCGTTGCCGGTAGCGGTAAAACGACTGTGCTGGTAAAACTCTTGGAATATGTCCCTGATGACAAGTCGGCAATATTTCTGGCTTTCAACAATTCCATAGTGGATGAATTGCGCCAGCGAACTCCTGAACGTGAAGGTATTACTGTGTCCACTTTACATTCCTATGGTTGGCGTGGAATATTAATGGCATACGGTAGTAAACAAGCCAAACTCAACCCCGATAAACTTATTGGGAAGGTTGAAAAAGCGTTGAAAGGCAAAGAATATCACGAAGGGCGCAAAGGATATTATTTTTACATCATTCCAAAAATCGTTGATTTGATGCGATGTAATTTAATAGAACCAGAAGAGGAAGACATCGTGGAAATGCTTGAAAAGTATAATATTGACGTTGGAGAATTTGAGTTGAAATTAGCCATAGAAGTCTTCAATCTATCTAATGCAGATAAACGACAATTCGACTTTATGGATATGATTTACCAACCTATTTTTGATAAACATATTCGTTTGAAAAAATATGATTACGTCTTTTGTGATGAAAGCCAAGACTTTTCTTTGGCGCAACACGAAATAATCAAAAAAGCCATTGCACGGGGTGGAAGACTTGTAACCGTTGGAGATAAACAGCAATCTATTTATGGCTTTGCCGGTGCAGACGTGAATAGTTATGAACGTTTAGCGAGCCTCAACGGTGAAAGTTTACAACTACCACTTTCAGTGTCGTATCGGTGTGCAAAAGCGATTGTTTTGGAAGCACAAAAATACGTTCCTGAAATTTTCTTTGCTCCCAATGCCGACGAGGGTGAAGTTATCAATGGTAGTTTACAAGATATAAGGGATGGCGATTGGGTGATATGCAGGAATTTGAAACCATTAGTAGTTACCTACCTTTGGTTGTTGAAATCCAAAGTGAAGTCAAAAATCAGAGGCAAAGATTTGGGGAATGGTATAATATCTTTGGTAAATAAAACAGGTACAAAAACCCTCAACGGACTTTCGGTAATGCTGGAAAATGAGTGTGAAAAGTGTCGCAAAAAACTAATCAAAAAAGGTATAAAATACCCAGAGAAACACCCCAGCCTCATCAACCTAATGGAACAGGTGGACGTTATACAATTCTTGTCAAATGAAGTCAATTCTATATCGGAATTAAAAACAATGATTTGCAACATTTTTTCTGATGATACGGAAGGAATATTGCTCAGTACGATACATAAAAGTAAGGGTTTGGAAAACCACAAAATTTTCTTCATTTTGCCGGAACTAATACCATCACAGTACGCTACCCAAGATTGGCAAATTGAGCAGGAATATAATTTGAAGTACGTGGGAATCACCAGAGCCAAAAAATCATTGGTGTACGTAAACAATCCAAGTTTTATAATAGATACGACAACTCCTTTGCAGAAACAAATATAAAAATCAGTAACACTAAAAATAGTAAGAAAATAATGAACGAAAGCAAAATCAATGGATTGGACTTGATGGCGGAATACGTATTTTTGTCTATGTATTCCCAAAAAAAACCTGACGGAAATTTGGAAAGTTGGGGTGAAAGTGTCGAAAGAATTTATGACATGCACCGCTATAAATTGAAAGATTTGGGCTTATACGACACCGACATCGAAAAATTAATCCAAAAAGCAGTCGAATTGGAAAAAGCCAAGATAATTTTATCATCCCAGCGTTCACGGCAATTTGCCTCAACCAATCCGAACTCAGGTATATTGAAGCATGAAGCCAAGATGTATAATTGTGCCGCTACCTACATTGACCGTGTTGAAGCCTTTTCGGAAATGATGTATTTACTACTTTGTGGGTGTGGAGTGGGATATTCTTTGCATCAAAAATACATAGAAAAATTACCAATCGTTTCGGATGTTATAACCAAAACAGACGTAGCAATTACCATAACAGATGATATTGAAGGATGGGCGAACAGCATACACACTTTGGTAAAAAATCTGTATGACGGCAAAGACTTTGATTTTGAATATGGTGCAATAAGACCATGGGGCGCACTTATAGACGGAAAATTCAAAGCGCCAGGACACGAGCCATTGAAACTTTGCCATGAAAAAATACGTGAAATCTTTTACCATGCCGTTGGTAGAAAATTAAAATCTATTGAAATACACGATATTATGTGCCATATTGCCGATAGCGTGATTTCGGGTGGGGTCAGAAGGAGTGCGATGATAGCATTATTCGACCAGAATGACGATGATATGCTGAAATGTAAAACAGGAACTTGGTGGCAGGACAATCCCCAACGGGCAATGGCAAACAATTCTATACTAACCACCGAAAAGGACAAACTACCTTACAGAGATATGAAAACAGCAATGCAGGTCATACGGCAATTTGGTGAACCTGGAATTGTTAATGTAAAAGACTACTCTTGGATTGTTAATCCATGCGCTGAAATAGTCATGAACCCTTCGTATCGTGGTAAAACAGGGTATGCCTTTTGTAATTTGGTGGAGATTAATGCCGAAAGAATTGTTGATGAAAAGACGTTTTATGATGCTTGTAAAATTGCCTCTTTTGTTGCTACCTTACAAGCACTTTATACCAATTTCAAATATTTATCAACAACCTCAACAAAAGTTGCTGAACGTGATAGGAATGTCGGAGTGTCTATTACAGGCTTGTACGCCAATTCTATCCTACTGCCGGAGGTATTACTTCAGGGGTCAAAGATAGTGGCGGAAACCAACTACAAAACGGCAAAAACGTTTGGTATTGCCCACAGTCGTACCTGCACTACTATAAAGCCATCGGGCAATGCCTCAACCATTCTTGGACTTTGTTGCAGTGGAATACATCCTGCCCACGATAAACAATACTTACGTAGAATTAGATTGAAAGTCAATTCACCTGCATATCTGGCGTTGAAAGATACGCCTTTAATAAAACCATCCAAAGGTAACGAAGCCATAATTTCATTTCCAGTGGAAGTCATACACGATGACGTAAAAATAAAGGATGAAGTGTCGGCAATAGACCATTTGACCTTTATATCGTCTGTAAAACACTATTGGATTAACAAAGGTGCATTAAACAAGGGTGAAATCAACCATAACATTTCGGCGACCGTTGAGGTTGAAGAAGATGAATGGAATGAAGTTACGGCTGTTTTGTACTCCCAATCCTACCTTTTTACAGGCGTTGCTTTGATACCGAAACTTGGTGACCAAATATATGATAATGCACCATTTCAACGCCTTTCAACACCCGAACTTCAACAGGAATATGACGACATCAAAAACTACATAGAAAATAATCCAATAGACTTTATAACAATTATGAGTAAGAAAGATGAAGCGGACGTTGGCAGTTTGACAGCAACCGCTTGTTCTGGGAATAATTGTGAAATAAAGTAGTGGAAAATGGAAAATCCAATCTTGAAACATCGGCAGCAAATTTGCCAAAATATTCTAAAATCTTTTGGTGAAGATTTGGATATTGAAAAAGCACGTGGCGGAATTTATATGGATACATACCATAATCGGAAATTGGCACGTGTAGGATAAAAATATGGCGAAAAAATTGAGAAACAGCATATAGATAAATTTATCAAAAGTTTCAACCGTTCTTTTGATAAAATAAAAGGAAAATTACAAAAGAAGGTTACACTAAAAGTAGCAAAACCAATTGTAACCTTTGACGATTTTAAGGACACTACCAGAGTAATTTTTCAATCAATAATAAAAAGTGGAAACAAAGATGAAGTATTATCTGAATGGAACAAATTAAAAAAGAATTATGCCCTCAAATTCATATCTAAATCACCAATAAGTGATAGTGGTTCAGAATATATTACAGATGAAAAAAATGGAGTTGTTTATAGATGTTCAGACCATTGGAAAGAGGAAATTAGAACCTGTTCGTGGTTATTAGATAATGAATCATACTTTAATTGGGCTATTGCAAAGGCAAATTTAGAAGACTTTGAACGTAATGAAAAAAAAGACATTGAAAATAGATGGAATCCAGAACACATTGATGAATGGTTAAAATTGTCTGGAAGGGCTTTTTTAAGGTTAAATGATTTTTTGAAATCAAATAATTTAGATAAAATTGAAAGAAAGAAAATT